TTTTTTAATCCAGTTTCTGTAGATGTATTATATGAATAATTTGCTTGCCAATTTGGATTAGATAATTGATTAAATGTTTTATCAATAGTTGAAGCTAATATATTAACTCGATCTAAATATGGCTGTTTTAATTCTTCAACTACCCAACATTTAAAATCTTCTTTAAATTGTTCCGGTAATGGATCTTGTAATTTAACATACAAATATTCACCAATAACGACACTGTTAATAAATTGTATACATTGATTGCGACTAAAATTTAATAAATATGTTTTATGTAATCCATCATCGATAGTTTGATTAACAGTTTGTATATAATTAGTTATTTGTTGTAGAAATTCAATATTGTTATCGTCAATAGCCCGTAAACGTATTTCTTTTCTATCTGGAGAAATTTCATCTATTCGTAAATGTTGTTTATTAAAATCACCTATTAAATTTTTAAAAAAGTTTAAAACAATTGTAAAATTACCAGCAGTAATTTGTAAATCTTCAAACTGTTTATATAAATCAATTCCTATACCAGAATTAATACGAATGGTACGATTTGTAGTTTTATTTTTATATTCAGGAATCGTATCTAAAAAATTAATTTTATGATTACCAGAAATATAATTAGAATCTGAATATATGTGAAATTCAATATTATTATTTAAAATATTAGTATTCGGAGCATATGTTTGATTTCCATCAACGGAAAACAAATTAGTTTTCGATTCGGGAATTCGCTCTGCAGAAACAGATTTTTTTGCTGATTTTATTTGTTCGATATTTTTATACTGATCTAACATATTACGTAAATAATTGTATTTCTTGATTAGTAGTTAATGATCGTTTTGCTTTAGTATTAAATTCCCCATCTCTCAATAACGTATTTGCACTAAATTGATATACTCCAGCTAACTCTTCTGTATTATTATCACTCGCTCCATATATACCAGGTGTTGTTGGTATGTCAATTACATCAACATCCCAATAACAATTTTGTGCTAAAATAAAACTTGCTGCATTGCTAGAAACTGTACTGAATGTGTAAATATCTCCCGGTTGTGTATCTTCCATATCTACGATATAAGTCATTGTAAAAAACGGGTATGCATTATTGCTAAAACCATTCGGATTATCTGGATTTTCAGTTTCACCTTGTACATTTTGTTCTGTTACTAATTCTATAATTTTAAATGGATGATATATTTTAGGATTAGTACGATTTAATCTCAATCTAAATTCAGTTCTAGAAGAATCACCTGTTCTATATTGTGTTTGTACTCGAAAACGTAGAGTTTTATTTCGTTCATTGAGTGAATTTAATATTGGTTCTGTTATAGTATATGAATTATTTCTAGGCTGAGTCCCACCGGTAAATGCAAGTTCTCTAAACCCTCCTGGATCTTCTATATCATTACGAAACCAAGTATTTGGACCTACTCCATTAATTCGTTGAAAATTTTGCGGTTGATTTTGTTCGTCAAATGGAACAGTTATAGTTAAATTAGTTGATATATTATCTGATTCAGGTAAATCTAAATCTAAATCTAAATTTAAATCCAAAGACTCTCCTGCAATACGTACTGGAAATTTAAAATAATTAAATTGCGTGTCTAAAACTTTAACTACTGAACTATTTAATATTTTTTTATATATTGGTTCTATTATTAATAATGCATTAGGCTTATTTTCTTGTAGTTCAATATTACCTGCAGAATCTCGTTTAACAACGGAATCATTATTTGATATTCTTGTAATACCCTGTTCTTGATATTTTGATCGTTCCTGTAAATTAACAGTATCTAATCTTCTACGTCTGTCTATTGCCATTATCTAACTACTTTAAAATAAATTTCGTCGTCAATATATTCTTCAGTAAATCCATCTACTACTTTTAATTCTATGCGATAATATCGTTCCGGCATAAAACTATTCATGTCTACGTGGATAAAATTACTTGTGCTATCACAACTTACTTTATTATAAATATTATCAAACGGAATTATGTACTCATCTGTAGCAGCATCCCGTATTGCATAACATGTAGTGTTAGGTAAATATTTTATTGTTTCAAATGGATATAGATTATTATGAGATTTTTTAGGAAATTTATCTCGAGCAAAGATTCTAATTTTTGTAATTTCTATATCTTTATACGTTGGTTTTGTTTTGCTATAAGTTAAATATGACTCTAGATCTACCGGCGATAACGATCCTGTTGTAAAAGTGCTGTTATCCCAATACATAGTTATTCTAGGAACATATATAGTATGGGTATCTCTACTAAAAAATCTAATAGTTCCTGTCTTAGTTACATCTGCTTCATCTGCATCTGAAAACTTAATTAAGAATCCATTATTATCAACACTAACTCCTCCACTACCTGATATCCATGTCTTTACTGCTTCGGTAACATCCATGTTAATATCTGTAGGTTGTAATCCAAATTCTTCATTAGTATCTAAACCTGGTTGATAAAAATATACAGAATCAAAAGAAGAAGTATTAAAGAATCCACTACCTGATTGATATAACCAACTACCGCCACTACCTGATCCAGAGATATATAAACTTGGAGCACCAGTATTAATTTGTTGACTACTAGATATCCATGATGAACCGGATAATGTAGTAGAAGATCCTGATGGTGTATATGACCAAGATACATGAGGTTTAGCCCAAGATATACCATTTGTAGTAGAAGATCCTTCTAACCCAGTACCATTTGTAAAAGGCTGACCTAATAATTTAGCATCTAATGTATATTGTGCCGGCAAGTTTTTTGCATGAGTTGTATACAATTGCAACATGAATTTGCAAGAGTTTAAATCTGCAGAATATTTAGTAAGAGTTTTAGTAATTTCAGACATATCGAATTTAACAACAAATCTGCTTTTTACTAACGTTTCGCCATTAGTATCTAATTGTTTTCCAACTTGAAGTATTTCATCAATACCAGTATTAGAATTTATGAGACTACTAGCCTCATACATTGTAGCATCACTTTCTGCATAAAATATTCTAAACATATTTAACCTTAACTTCCAGAGCCGGTACTAATCATTAAATAACTACCACTTCTCCATAATTGACCAGGAACAACTGGATCAGATGTCGGTAAAGATCCTGTTATAAATACAATGCCTGATTGTACATCTAATCTATCAATTGATGCTGAAGTTATAGAAATACTAGTACCCATTGATCCTGTTACATAAGAAGATGTTAATGATGTAGATACTGACATCGATGATGTCTGGCTGTTTCTTACATAATTAGTAATTCCATCAACTGAAGATGATAATACATATGAAGCAGAGTCTGCAGTACCCGTTAATGTTGCTGCAGTTAAACTACCACTTACGCTCAATGATCCAGATAAAACAATATCTTCAATTGAATTAGCAGTTAATACATTATAAACATCAGAAACATAACTTGCTGATATTAAGCCACCAGCTACGATACTTGTTCTATTATCTCGTATTACACCCATTTTATTGACCTTTTAGTATAAATATAAAGATATTAAGAACTTACAACTCTTCCTCGTATATCTTGATCTGGAAATTTAACTTCAAATATACTAGGATCTAAAGACGGGTATATTACACCATTTCTGGTAGCGGATGCTAAATCATATGCATTTCCAGAATATCCTAAATCTGAATCAAATTTATTTTTAAAAGAAATATTAACAACAGATAATACTCCAGCAACATTTCCAATTAAATTTTGTATAGTAGATTTAACAATAGGTTGATTAATTTGCCATTTATCAATGTCAAAATATTGCTTAACTTCATTAATACATTTAAGTAATACTTCGTTACTATTATAATTTGATAATACGGATATTTCAAAATCTATAGACATATTAATAATAAATGCATCTTTTATATTAATTGCATCTGTTAACATTCGATAATATCCTAAGTATGTTTTTAAATTGTTTTTAACTGCAGAATTTAATGATGTTAGTTGTTTAGAAGAATCAAATCCTAAAACATATAAATTCATTGCCAACGGATTAGTAATTCTTTTTTCAATTAAATCTTGCTGTGCTATTTGATCATCTGGTACAATATATGCTTTTGCTATACTACCAAATTTTGCTGGCATAGAATAACATCTGATTATATAATCTTCTCTTGTTACTAAACGATTTTGAGTTGCAAAATTTCCTAAGGCATTATTTTTAATATCTGTTAATGTATCAAAAGATTTTGCACCAATTGCCGGCGATTCATTATTTACAGTTACTGAGTTTTTTACGAAATTAACAATTGGAGCACTATTAGTAGAATTTATATTGTCGTTGTATTCTATAAATTCTATACCAGATAAAACTCCAGCTTGTACATTGTCTTGTATGCCATTACCTACAGTATAAGTAACAGTTAATGTTGTATTAGAAGGAGCCTGTCCATATGTTCTGGTATATAAAAAATTAGATGCATCTATATCTACATTGATTGATTTACGAAATCCTGCTAATCCATTCCCTACATTATCCGGATTAGGAACAATTTCTTCATCATTATTATCTGATATACCTGCTCCAAATTGTAATTCTAATTTTCTATCACTTCGTAAACGGGTAATAAATCTTTTAGCAGTTTTACGTAATTTTAATAAACTAGGAGATGAAGATCGATATTGGACAAAATCAGGATCATTTTCTAATAGATTAGGTACTTCTTCAAATACAGTATCTTGAGCTAAATATGGAACTTCCGTCCAAGCATCACCATCTGATTCAGTTACTGAAATAATTTCAATAACATTAGACTCTGGTAAAACTATTTTATCATATGCAATTGCTTCATTAAAAGTAAATTTTTTTGTTTTAACTTCACCAGAAACTGCTTTAACATGTTTTTTTAACAAATAATAAGTTGGTAAATTAGTAGAAGAGTCTGTTTCGTATATAGTTACTTCGGTAGAATCAAATGAAGAAGAAAATCCAAAATCAACTTCGTCTGTAGTTCTGAAAAAGGAATTACCGCTTTTTTGTTTAATACGCATTCCCGGTTTAATTGACAATGCATATTCATAATCTGGCCGTACGTTGTCTCCGGTACCGATAGATGGTACTAATTGAAACACATCAAGTGTAACATGAGCTGGTACTGAATTTTTCGGAGTATATCCTAAACTTTTTGCTAAATCAAAAATATTT